TTTAAACTCCTCAACCTCCTCAAGCACACGCACAGTCCTACCATTTATCGCAGTAGAACCGTTAGGCATCTCTGAAAGAGCTATAACACCTGAAGTAGTGTTAGTCGGCTCCTGACCGTAGAAGAGAAGCCTACCAGTAGAGACATCATACCTCGGAACCCATCCGCCAACATTATGGCCCAACACGGTAACGCCTAAAACATCCTGCACATCAGGGAAGAGAGCTCTAATTGGCGTGGCGATATCAATGCCTCCCGTAGCATAGTTCTCCGAAGCACCGAAGGAAACATCCACGATCCCCATCTTCACAACGCTAATGCCCCACTCATAGAGGCGGCCCTCCCTAACACCATGCTCCGCCCGCACAACCTTCGAAGCCGAAGCCATCTAGACCACCCGCCGCCCTACGTCCTTATGTCCCTTATCTTGCCCTGCCCAAACAGGAAGCGAGCCACAGTCTCGCCGACGAACCTATACACTCCACGTATCACGAACCTGTTCAGCACAACATAGTCCCTACTCTCAAAGTACTCGACCGGCCGCAGAACAGAGATGCCCAGCCTCGGGAAGCCATAGCCCTCGGGGTCTGAAGTGTCCAAAGCATAGAGGTAGCTAATCTCGCCGGAACCACCACCCTTCGCCACATCGACCGACTGCACCAAAGGAATGTCATACAGCTTCGCAATCTGGATGCCCATATTGCTGCCCTCGGCCGTAGTTATGCCGTTAATGCCGAACTGTGCCCTATCAACTGTCATCGGATTGCCCTGCCTCGCAAACGTCAAGTAGATTCCCTGTATCACCGCATAGGTGTCGTAGCCCGTCAAGAGCACGTTAGTGTTAGCTCCCCTCGCCCTCGTGTGCATCAACAGATTCCGTATGAGGTAATCCGTCAGATCCCTCAAAGTAGAGGAAGCATCAACATACGCATTTGCCCAAGCCGCCGTAGTCCTGTCAATCCCGTAAACGTCCTCCCAGCCCTCCTGAGCGCCCGAATACTCCGCATCGTTAGACACTATCCTGTCAATCGTCTCAATAACGTTGTTCCTCGTAGCAGGATCATACACCTTAGCGAGAAGGGCTTGGTTAATCAGCTTCGCAAACTCGACTCCGACCTCCGCCCTGACCTGATGAGCCGCACCCCACACATCGTCGCTCGACACCTGCGCCAAGGCCTCAACAACATCCGTTACATCAAACACCCTAACATGAATCCTTGGAACAGCAGACACCAACGCAATATCTGGGATTGAGCTTGTGGGTAGAGTGGCCGTCTCTGTTATCCCAGTCTGCCTGAAATCAGTAACACCAAACGCAGTCTTAACACGCCAACCACTCCTAACCCACGTAGTCTTCGGAAGCATCCCAAATGCATTAGCCTCTTGGTTCATCTGCGCCCACAGCAACGCACCGTAAATCCTATTGAAGACGCCCGTAGTCGCCGTCTCAAGCGTCCCAGCCGCCTTCTGGAACTCGAGCATATCGAGTAGCTCGGAGTGCAAAGTGAACGGATGGCCCGGCTGTCCCGTGTAGAAATACTCCAAGTCCATCGGAGTCAGATACCTTGCCCCAAACCCATTACCGCCGCTCATGCCCCAAACACCTCCCTAACCTTCTGGGGGATCTCCCCAGGCTTGACGCCGCCATACAGGATGCCCTTCACCAGCTCCGCCACGCCGTCCCTCCTAACTCCCTCATTAGCGATGCCAGACGGCCTCGGAGCAGTCACACTCTTCACGAAGTCTGCCCTACTCTTCTCCAACATCTCGGCTCCCCTCTCCCTCAAGTCCTTAGGCGGATAAGTAACTTCCTCTCCAGTCTCAGAGGCCTTCGGCTTGCCAGTAGTCGGATACTTGTCCTGCTCCTTGTGGGCCGCAACCGCCTCGCTGAATCCGGCAGACAACTTCTTGAGCTCTCCCTTCAGGGACTCTATCTCTCCCTTGACGGCCTCGACAAGCCCACGCTGAGTATCCTCGACAGACCTCAAATGAGTTGCCAGAGCCTTGACCGCCTCAGTCAATTCCCCGATCGACTTATACATCTTCTCAATATACTTCTCCATCAGCTCGTCTCCCTCCTCCTCATCTTTCTCCGGCTTTTTCTCTTCCGGAGCTTCCACAATTGGCTTTTCTGGCTCTTTGTGCTCAGGCATTAC